AAAGAAGCCCCAGGAAGCACCGAAGAACAAGCACAAGCCAAATCCGCCGAAACCAGCGCCGGAAGCCTTGGGGGTCTCAGAGTGGTATCGTAACTACTGCTTTTGGGGGCACTACCAGCGATGACAACCGACAAGCTCTTCACAACTTGGGCAGACGAAGAGCTACGGTGTCGGGTGAAAAACTACGCACGGGGTATGACGCGCTCCAATCGTCGCTACCACCAACTTGTATGCAAGGCTTGGGAAGCGATAGGCGAAGCGCTCCCTGACAAGACGGACGACTACTACTTTTGGGTGGCTAAGTGGCAGATGCACCGGCTCAGGGATGTGTACTGCTACTCCAGTATGCCGGTTGTGGGAGCTAATCGGCACCCGGGCTACGTGGAAGCTATTAGTACCTATGACGTATGAAACGGTGGTGTAAACGGTATTGACAGCCATGGTAACCTATAATTAGATACTCCTGTTGCTGGGGCGTTCCGTTAATAGCGGGCGCCCCTTTTTTTATGAGGGAAAAATGGCAGAGCGAGACGACAAGGGCCGCTTCCTGCCTGGTTGGTCAGGTGGGCCCGGTAGGCCCCCGAAAGAGAAAAGTCTTACCCATCTCATCAATGAGTTCGGGGAAGGCACAGACGAAGAAGGCAGAAGCAAGTGGCAGGCAATCATAGAGCAGATGTTTGCTCAAGCCTTAGACGGGGACAGGACGACGCAGCAATACCTGATTGACAGGTGGGAGGGCAAGCCTACACAACGCGAGGTAGTAGAAAGTGTCCAGCTTCCAAGCATCATCCGCTTTGACGATGCGGACGATTCCGAAGATACGGAAACTGATACGGAGCCGGAAGCGGTATAAGGTTGCCTACGGTGGCCGTGGCTCAGGAAAGTCATACGGAATCGCACAGTTTTTAGTGAGCATGGCGCTTGATAGAAACTCGCGGCACCGCATCCTATGTACCAGGGAGACGCAGAACAGCCTAAGCGATTCGGCGCTTTCTGTACTGAAGCGGGTAATAGCTGATTACGGCCTAACCGAAGCCTTCACCCAAACGAAGCACGGGCTTAAGTGCCCGGGTTCCGGTAGCGAGTTTATATTCCGTGGCCTCCAAGAGCCGCACCGCATCAAGTCGCTTGACGGAATCACGCTTTGTTTGGTGGAAGAAGCGCAGTCGGTAAGCAAAGAAGCGTGGGACAACCTGATACCGACAATCCGGGAACCTGATTCCGAGATATGGGTATCGTTCAACCCTGACTTGGAAGACGATCCGGCCTACCAAATGTTTGTGGTAACTGAGCGGCCCGACGCGGAAGTCGTCAAGATTAACTATGACGACAACCCATACTTCCCGCCGCCCTTGCAGAAGGAACTTGACTACGACAAAGAGACGGACTTTGAGCGGTATCAGCACGTATGGGAAGGCGAGCCCCGGACGATATCGAACGCGCAGGTATTCCACGGCAAGTGGCGCACGGCGGTATTTGAGACGCCGGAAGGTGCGGCGTTCTACTACGGCGCTGACTGGGGATTCGCACAAGACCCCACAACGCTCGTTAGGTGTTACATCGACGGCGACGTCCTTTACGTGGACCGTGAAGCGTATGGGGTTGGGGTGGAGATTGACGAAACGGCACGGCTGTTCGAATCAGTGCCCGATGTCAAGCGGTGGCCTATCACAGCCGATTCTGCTCGCCCCGAGCTTATATCACACTTGCGAAGGGACGGGTTCAACATCCGTGGAGCCGCAAAGGGTAAGGGCTCAGTAGAGAGTGGTATCGAGTTCCTACGGAGCTTTCGTGAAATCGTAGTGCATGAACGTTGTAAGCACACCGCTGACGAGTTGAAGCACTACAGCTACAAGGTAGATAAACGCACCGGCGATATATTGCCGATTCTGGTAGACGCGCACAATCACATGATTGACGCGCTACGGTACGCAGTCGAGAAGATATGGGCCGGAAAGGAACCAAGGATTAGGACGCTGTGAAACTATTTAACCGCACCAGCCGATTAGACAGAGCGGCGTCCCAGGCCGCAGAACAAGCGGCTAACCAGGTATTTGACAAACTAATGGGCGGTGTCACGTTGGCAGAGAAAGACGTGACGCTTAGGACACCGTACCTTCGACGCCTTCTCAACCTTGACGAAGACAACGAGAAGGTAACCGACGCATACACTCAGTCCCCGGCGGTGTACGCGGCGGTAAAGGCCAAGGCTACTAACGTGGCTCAGGTTCCGTTTGAAATATTCCCATTAGGCGGGGAGCAGCCTGTAGAGACGGGCCCCATAGCGACGCTCTTTGACAACGTGAACGACAACCTGAACCAGTACGAGCTATGGGAAGGTATCGTTACCTACATGGACTTACGGGGGCACGCTATTGTCCGCAAGGACGACGAAGAGCGTAACCGAATTCCGGTTACATTGTCACTTCTCAACCCCGACGCGTGCGACTTCCGGATTGTGGACGGGTTCTTTGCGGGCATTGACTACCGTAGGGACAAGCATTCGGAGCCTACCTTCGTCCCCCGGGATAGGCTGATACTGCCTAAGTACTTCAACCCTAAGCACCCCATTAAGGGGCTTGCGCCTTTGGAAGCGGCACGGCTTGGCATAGACAACGATTACCAGGCTGTGCTGTACAACCGGGAGTTCTTTAAGAAGGGCAGCGCCCCGGGGACTACCTACAGCACAGACGGGGAGCTTTCCGACCATCAGTACGACAGGCTGAAAGAAGAGCTTGTCGAATCCCGAATGGGGAAGCACCACCGGGACTTGATACTCGAGGGCGGGCTGAAGCAGAACCCGCACATATCGCAGAAAGACATGGAGTACTTGGCGCTGCGTAAGTATTCCTTGGAAGAGATAGCCCGTGTCTTTCGGGTGCCGAAGACGGAGTTGATGCAGTACGAAGAAATCAACTACGCCACGGCCCTGAGCGCTGACTTGTCGTTCTGGAAGAAGACACTGATTACGTTGATGCGGCTTATTGAGGCAGCCTTTAACCAAGATTTCCTTCGTGACTTGGGGTATGAGGGCCGGTTCAATGTAAACGCCATTGACGTATTGAACGCCGAGATACTGGAGAAGGCGCAGGCGGCACAGACGTTTTGGATGATGGGGTGGACGAAGAATGAAATCAATGAGCGGCTTCGGTTGGGTTTCCCTGAGAGTGCCGAGCTCCCGCCCCCGGAAAGCCCGGAGCCTGAATCACCAGAAGAAGAGCCCGCCGACGTTGTGCAAGAGGCGGCGAAGAAAGAGTTACCGAAGCCTATCTCTACCGACATGGCGTTATCAAGCGCCCGGGAAGTCAAGTGGCATTCCGTCGTCAACACTCTCCGGCCTACTGAGGGCCGAATGCGTAGAGAAGTACGAAGCTTTTTCAAGCGGGCCCGCCAGCGTATATACCGTCAACTGGTAAAGGGCACCGGAGAGAACGCGGTAGTCAAAGAGATACCCGTGGAGCCACGGAGCGCGCTCGAGTGGGTAGACGATATCCTGAGCGACAAGGAGCTACGGGAGACGACGCGGCCCCACCTGATTGAGGCAGCGGGCCTTGGGTTCGATTCGGTAGATGTTGACGTACCCTTTGCCCGGGACGCCCGGGAAGCGGTAGACGAACGCATACTCGCCGCCGTCGCTGGCAGAGTTACGAAGATAGGCCGCGTCAACGAGACGATACGGGAAGACGTTAAGCAGGCTATCCGGCAAGCGATAGCCGATGGCATAGAGCAGGGGCTGCCGATGGACCAGCGGGCAGCCATGGTACTCGATGCGGTAGGACACCAGCTTGATAACGCCGAAAGCCGTGTGAACACGATAGCGCGTACCGAGACATTCGGAGCCTTCTCCGAAGGGCGTCGGGAAGTCTACCGCATTGCCAAGCCCCTGGGGTTGCGGTGGATTACTGCTCGAGACGACAGGGTAAGACACTCACATGAGATGGTAGACGGAAAGACAGTGCGGTGGGGCGGTGACCAAGCATTTGCCAACGGGATGCTTGACGTTCACCTACCGGGGCCGGATGTCGATGACCCCGCCGCCGAGACCATAAACTGCCGGTGCGTAACGGTGCCGATTTTCAATGAGGATGAGTTAGATGGATAAACAACTCAAGGGCCGCTTAGAGCAAGCGGAGGGCAAGTACCGGATTGTAGCATCAACCGGGGACGTGGACAGAGACAACGAACGCATCATGCCGAGCGCGTTCGCGGGCTCTCTCCCTGCGTACCTGGACAACAATCCCGTCATACTGTGGGCGCACGACTATAGCAAGCCCCCGGTGGGCAAGGCGATAGGCGGCAACATCGACGGCTCCGGGCTGTACCTGGATATCGAGTTTGCCGACACCGAGTTCGCCCGAGAAGTGAAGTACCTGTACGACAACGGGTTCATGTCTTCCTGCTCGGTTGGCTTCATACCCAAGCAGTGGGACAGGGACAGAGACGGACGCGTGGTGTTTACCGACGCGGAACTATTGGAGACATCGGCGGTGCCCGTGCCCGCTAATTCAAATGCAAACATAATGCGAGCGCTGAAAAGCGCCGGATTCGACAAGCCACATATAGCAGACGTCTTAGAGGAGCCTGCGCGACAAGACGCGAAACAGGAACCAAAGAAAGACAAGCTATCCGAGCAATGGATTAAATCGTATAGAGAGGGCAGTGATGACTAAGATTGACATGCTCGAATCCCTCATTGAAAAAGAGACGGACGAGAGCAAACTAAAAGACTTGCGCAAAGAACTGCGTGAGGCTGTAACTGAAGAGGCGCAAGCCAAGGTGCGCGCCGAGATGGAAGAGCAGGCCAAGGCCGAGAAGGAAAAAGCTCAGAGCGACGAGATGCGACAGGCCGCAAAGACCGCCGAAGGTAGCCGGGTGCCGAGCATTGAGATTCCCCAACAGCCTGCTTCTCGTTACAAGTCCCCATCCGGGATTGTACGTAACCTAAAGGCAGAGATGGGCGTG